ATTCCCTGCAGCTCACCAGTTATCGCCGCACTAGATTCAGTGTCGGTATAACCGACATCCCAGTAACCGGAGACAACGTAAGCCATGTTCAGCTAACTACAGCTTTGATAATCGCAAAGCCAATTACAATTGCTTCCGATAGTGATCCGCCAGTAATGTTGCGGACGTTGATGCTCGCAGATCCCGATCCAGCCTGAGCGTTCAGTAGATACGAACCAGCAGTGCCTCCGCTGACGTGGTTGAGGACAATAATGTCGGTAGCAACGACCTCGGTGTTGGTCAGCGTGAAGGTCACGGTTGTATCAGCAGCAAGCGCTGCGGCATTCATCTCAATTTGACCGCACTTCTTACTAAGGATTACACCCGTGCTTTTGCTGGTGCCCTGTACGATTGTGCCACCTTCGCCCGCTACGTAGCCAGCCTTGTCTGTATTGAGGTTGGTGAAGTTGGCGTCAACTTCGGTGTGAGTGAGTGGTGAGCCTTTGCCAGCCCTCGTGACAATAGTGCTCATGGCTCAAATACTTGGCGGAAGTCCACTTGTATCTTACTACGCTCAAAAGAATAGATTTCCCGTGACCACTCATCGCACACCCACTTATATGCTGTTGTCGTTCCAGGGGGTGTCCAATCGAAGGAGGCTGCATCGACTGCCCTGGCGTCTAGGAATGTTTCGACAATATCAGCGTCGCTATCTTTTAGGTCAAAAGTAAGTGACCACACCTTCGGGTTTTGGTTCAGGCCGAAAGAAACTCGGTTCTCGTAACCGTCTCCAAACTGCACCTTGCGGGTGTTGGGGCGGCTCTGTTTTGTAGCAGAGTAAATGGGGTCGTAGGAAGGGAAAGTAGCCATTAGTTCGCCAGAAGTCCTCCGGGTCGTTTCTGCTTGATAATCTCAGCTTGGACAGCCGCCGCAAGGGCATTACCCACTTGGTTGGCGCGGGCACCGTTACCTCGGGTATCGGTTTGTGTCTCAGTGACGTTTACAACCACATTAACGTCACCGCCAAGGGCATGGTTTGGAACAATCGTTCCAGAGTTACTTGGGACGAATAGCTCTGGGCCGCGCTCGCCAACCATGTAGGGCGTGCCAGTGGAAACCGGGCCGCCGTTTGCGCGGGCAGACATTGCCTCCATACCTCCTCCAAAACCCAATCGAGGTACGTACTTAAAGAAGTTTGCATCGAGGTCCACGCCTTTGACATAGGACGAGGGGCTCTGTCCGGTTGCAAAGGCCCGTGCAATCCCTAAAGCGATGTACTGAGCGATCATTGTTGCTGCCGTTTTAAGCAGCATGTCGGCTATGTTCCGTAAAAAGTCAGCAAAAACTTGTTCCGCAGTTTTAGTGCCCGCCACCATGTCGCGGATACCAAAAGTAACCAACTCGCTAGTAAGCTGTGCGACCTCACCGACCTGCTTGTACTTGTCTAAGAATTTCTGGAGGACTTCATCTTGACGTCCCAGCACGTCGAGACCAAAACCGGCTTCAAAGGATGGTACGTTCTTTTCATCACTAGGGAAGAAACTCGTTTTTCCAAGGATAGAACCGTCTAGTCCAGCTGCCCTTAACGACGCATTAGCCCTTGCTTCGGTCAGCGCTAGTAACTCTTTTTCTTGAAGTAACTCATTTGCTCTATCCTGCTGTTGCTTGCTTAATAGTTCGCCAATGCGTATCTGAACTGTTTCTGTTTCGTGTTTAATTGTAAGTAGCTCCTTGTCCAAAAGAGTACCGGCTCTCTTAATAGCTACCTCTTGATTCAGTCTGCGAATAAGCGATTCACCTGCTTTTTCAGACCGTTCTAAGCGTTGCCTGTCTCTTTCAGCAAGACGAGCGGCTTGTTTTGCTGCCCTAGCAACTGCTTTAAGTGCTCGCTCACTTGCCTGCTCTGCTTTCTTATTGGCTCTATCTTGCTGTTGGTTTCTAGAGGCTTCAAGCTCTTTTAGCGCAATAGATGTTTTAAGTTCGATAGCCTTTCTATTGTTGGCGGTAAATTGACCAGTTGCAATAAGATTTTGTATATCCTGCAACGCCTTATTTTTGACAAGAGTCTCTCGGGTCTTAAATACCTGTTCATCGAGTAAATTACCGTATCTATCTGCTATGTCATTTCTTTGCTGCAGAATACCCAAGTTTATAGTTTCTGCTTTGTCGCTAGCTTGTCTTCTCTGTTCAAGCTGCTTTTGCTCGGGACTTAATTCCGGTTTACCTTTAGGAAGCGCTCTACTTCCAAGGGCATTCAAAGCCTTAATTCCACCTAACCCAGTAGCAGCAAATAGTACAGCTAGAGGATTACTTACAGCAAAGCCAACGGCTTGTGATCGAGCCGTATCCCTCACAGCTTGTTTAAATTGAGGACTGTTAGTTACAGCTACGATACCGTTAATTACTTTTAAAAGTCCTGTTAATGCGGGCACTAAAGCCATTGTTATTTCTGTCGAAACTTCCTCAAAAGATTCTTGTAATTTATCGGATTCATCTTTATACGCCATAAGCTGAGCGACCGCATCGGGCCCTAAAGTGTCATTTATTTCCTGTAAAACTAAACTCTGTGCATCATACGCATTACCCGCGTCAACAAGAGTTTTTATCTGCAAGCGTGTGCTTTCATCGACTTTTACGCCTGCTTGTTGAAGCGCTTCAAGAGCTGCGGTTGGATCCCCAAGGGAATTGGCTAGCTTTGATATATTGTTGATGGTTGTGTCAACCGCAGCACCAAGTGCCGTGCCAACCAACGAGAGGCCGAAACCGAATTGGCCGCCCACCAAGCCGCCAGCCGCGCCACCCAAGCCGCCGCCCACTGCAGCACCTGCGCCTTGACCGAAAAGGAGTGGAAACGCTCCACCGATGATGGCGCTGCCCAATGCATCCTTACGCTTTCTACTGACTGCCTCTTCTGCTCTTAAACGCTCTCTCGTTATCCGTTTTAGGCGTCGTTGCTCAAGTCTGTATTCAGCAGCCCTCTGGCGTACCCTGGCGCTATTAACCTTTTTGCTTGCAGACAAACGGTCTGTTGTTTGTTGTGCTAACCGCTTATCGAAATCTTCTCCTTCGGCCTTACCTGCTTCAAGCAGTCTATCAACTGAGCGTTTCTGCAGATTTTCCTCCAACTGGAATCTTTCAAGAAGATTGTCGATCGCGGTATCCCGGAGCTTTTTGTCGAAGTTTTTCTCGATGTTAAAAATCTCCTCAGCAAAGGTCTTTCTAGCCTCGAATCTAGCTTCACGCTCTGCCGCTTGTTTTATAGATCTTTGAGCGAGTTTTTCCGTAGGTGCGGTTCTGCCTGGACCAGCGAGATATTCCTCTCTTCGGCGCTGAGTTTGTAGACCTTTTCTAGCTTTGTTTCTAAGAGTTATCTCTTCCTCAATAAGTTTATTTTGTCTTGCAGAGGCTTCGTTGGCCTCCCCTAATGCAGTTACATACTCCCTTACTGCATTAGATTCATCCTTTGTTGCTATTTCTACAGCATCTAAAGCTGATTTAGCCTCATTTAACGCCCCAGTGTAATTTCTTACACTCTGTACTGCTTTACTAGAGTAAAGGTTGTCTGTGATTACCTGTAAGGTTTCGGCTCTAAAAGCTAAATCTCTAATACGTTCTTGAAGCTGTTTAAGTTGGCTAGCGCCCTTTACGCCTATCTGAATTTCAGCTCTGTAGGCCACGATCCACAGCCACTAGGTCATGTCTTATTCTAGGCACCCAAAATTATCGCCTACGCTTGGCTTTCTCCATCTCCTTTTCTTGGTCCTCATTGAGGATCTTGAAGTAGGCGCTCCAGCCGATGAGCTCCTCGGGGGTCATTGTGGTGCGGACTTCAGACAAGCTCATGCCTAGTTCTTTGGCGACGCCGAACTGGAGCATGAGCCAGTTGTCTTTGCGAAGTTCCGCGCTTAGGAGTTTGGGTCCATTTCCTCGGCGTTTTCGTCCTCGCTAAGGATGGCAAGCATCAGGGACTGGAGATCCTTGTCCTTGACTTCGTTTTTGAGGATGTCGATCTCTCCAAGGGCAAAGAGCTTCTTGCCGTTCTCGTCCAAGGCTTTTGAAACCAGGAGTTGGAGGGCAAACGCACCAGCATCATCGGATTTGGCTTGGCGTTGTGCGCGTTCGCGTTCGGCCATCGTCAAAGGGGTGACCCACATTTCAAATGTGGTGCCGTCAGAAAGTTCCACAACTTTCTTGGCTGGTTCGAGATTCGCGGCTTTGCGGAGGCGGTCAATTGCGCGAACTGGGACCGGCATGGAATACAAATGTATGTGTTTGTACTGTAGCGAAGAACAATAAAAAAGCCCCAGCATTGCCGGGGCTGATTGCACCTGCCTGTATCAGACTATCAGGACTTGGTGAAGTCGAAGCTCGGGGCGGCGCTGGGACGGAAGTTGATAGCCACGCTTTGGCCATCGTCGGGGTTCACGTTCAGGCTGGCGGAAGTCAGGATGACGGGAACTTCGATGGAACGGCTGGCGGTGTCGTCCACATTCGCGCCACTCATGATGCGGTCGATGTAGAGCTTCATCGTTGCGCCGTTCTGCTCGCGCTGGATCACGTCTTCAATCAGACGGCTGGAGAGCAGGGTGTCGTCGTCGGTGGTATAGACGGTGGCCGAGCCGGAACCATCAGCAAAGCCAGGGATATAAGCGCGGAAAGGAGCAGTGCCGGTAACAGTTTGACCGATAGTCGTAACATCGATCTCGCTACGGGTAATTTCAAAGTTCCAGTCACGCACCTGACCGACAACCTCAGCAGCTGTATAAGTGATGCTGGCGAAGTCGGAACCGAAGCCCGTTGGTGCAGCACTTGCTGTCTCTGCGGAACCTCCAACAGTGGAACTAACGGTCATCACACCTGTTGACTCGACATAGGTCAACACGTAGTAGTCACCAGCAGCAATCGCACCAGTAGTGGTCGCTCCACCGGGGTAGGCAAGGGTGACGGGGTCGTTGACGCGGAAACCCAGATAGGAGCCGACGGTAATGTCGCTACCGGATGAGGGGAAGGCGGAGGCGGTGAGGGTGGTGACAGAAGTTCCGGCTGGTTTGTAGTAGAGGGCGCCGGAGGTGCCCGACAGGACGGTTGCCATGAGAAAACCTAACAATGGGGAGTGTCGCGGGCACTGCCCGGCTTCTTACAGGTTAGCCCCTATTTATGACAGGTCCGTTGCAACATATCCTGTGTCAATCCTACCAACAAAGTGGGGCGATTGATCTGTTGCAGAAAAAGATGGGCCGTTGATGTCTCCTACTCTAAAGAACACCCCTGTAGAGGGTTTTCCGGTGTTGTTAAGTGTGTTTAGCACAGTAACTGCGGTGTTGATTAGTTCTTGATTACGCGCTGGGCCACGGCCCTTTTCGGTAAAAACACGGATGACGATCGCTCCACGCACGTTGTCAACGCTGGTTACAAGCGTTGGTTCATTCGTAATACCAAACGTCACGTTCACGCGGACGTACTCGGTCGTTGTGTTGGGCGGTACGGCTGTGATGTTATCGAAGTAGACGGGTACTGCTGGGTCGAGATTGTTGAAGGCGGTGAGTAGCGGTGACTCAACAGCAGCGCGGATTGCTTGGTAGTTCATCGCAGCTCAGTGAAGAGGTCGTCCATTTCAATTTTGACAGCCCGATCTAGCTTTCCTCCTTCGACATAAGTGGCGAACCAGTCAAGATCGGCGGTGGCACTTGACTCCCTATCAGGGTCTCCCCCACCTATATATCCACGATAAGAAGGTTGTTGGCGACCGCCGTCACCCTCGCGAAACTTGCTTCGGCCTAATTGCGTCTCTGGGTATGGTTTTCCAGGTGGTCTGATAAAAGCTGACTCGATTAAGTCGGTCGCTTCAGCGGCATACTCAGAAAAATTTGAAATAGTGAACACTGCTCTATCGATTGCAAATCCTGCCCTTAAAGCTTGTCTACCTGTAAGGGCAGGTATAGGGAGTGAGCGAGGTTCCCCCTCACCACCATCACCCTTAAAAGCGCGACCGTCAGGGGTTTGAACTTGCCACGAGTTGGAAAACTTACCCGTCCAGCTTGGACCCTCCTGCTGCAACTCTCTCACTGTGCGATGAGCTGCGCGAATTGGTCCAAAAGTTACGGCAGAAGCAGCAACTATGTCTATCTTTTTTGCTAATTCCCAAAAATCATTCCTGGCCATTACTGCGGCCTCGCGATAAGGGTGTGGTAAACCGGGTCGTCGCCGCGATAAGTCAGGATGCTGATGATTTTG